CAGTGGACACTAACCGAGATGGAGAAGCCTGATGCTGAAGAAATCGACAAGCCCGAAAGCGTTTAAAGAAAACATCAAGACGGAGATAAAGGCTGGTAAACCAGTCAAGCAAGCCGTTGCCATCGCTTACGCTGAAAAGAACGCAGCACAGAAAGCCAAGGCTAAGAAGTGACTGAAGAGAAACGCCCAGTTGGTCGACCAACATCCTATGACCCTGCTTTCTGCGAGCGGGTAATAGAACTTGGTCGCATTGGTAAGTCTATTGAGCAAATAGCCGCCAACTTAGGGTTTTCCACTAGGGTCTTATTCGATTGGAGAGATAAGCACCCCGAATTTCTGCACGCCTTGGAATATGCAAAAGAATTAGAACTAGATTGGTGGGAGACAGTAGCCCAAGCGATGATGGTTGAGAACAAAGATAGCGACAAACTTAACTCTTCTATTTGGTCACGCTCAATGGCGGCACGATTTCCCAAGAAGTACAGAGAAAGCACAAAGACCGAGATTACGGGTGCTGATGGTGCGCCTTTGATAACTGGCATCAATGTGACTTTTGTAAAGCCTAATGGAGAGTAATGCACAGTTTCCCGTAAAGATGGCAAGCCTATTTGATAAGGCGCGTTACAAAGTCTATTACGGGGGTCGCGGTGCTGGTAAGAGCCATTCAGCGGCTAAAGCGTTACTGATACTAGGCGCTAAGAGCCAAATCCGTGTGTTGTGCGCCCGTGAGTTTCAGACCTCAATCAAGGATTCTGTACATAAACTGCTGTGCGACCAAATAGAACTGATGCAGCTACACGGCTTTTACGAAATAACGCAGACTGCTATACGGGGTAAGAACGGCACAGAGTTCGCATTTGTAGGGCTAAAGAACAATGTGGCTAACGTAAAATCGTATGAGGGCGTTGATTACTGCTGGGTGGAAGAAGCCCAGACAGTTAGCCGGCACAGTTGGAATACCCTGATTCCTACCATCCGCAAGGAAGGTTCTGAGATATGGGTCACGTTTAACCCAGAGTTGGAGTCAGACGAAACTTACCAACGCTTTGTTGTTAGACCGCCAGAAGGTGCAGTAGTACAAAAGATAAACCACAGCGATAACCCGTGGTTTCCCGAAGTATTGGCATACGAGCGTGATGCGCTAAAAAGCCGAGACCCAAGCGCATACCAAACAGTATGGGAAGGTTTGTGCCGTTTGACTGTGGATGGCGCTATCTTTGCCCAAGAGATGCAAGTGGCAGAGTTAGATGGGCGTATTACAAAGGTTAACTACGACCCTACAAAGCCTGTACACGCCATCTTTGACCTTGGGTGGGCAGATAGCACGGCAATATGGTTCTTGCAGTTTGTAGGCATGGAGACCAGGCTAATCCGTTACCACGAAGATAACCAAAAGACGATTAGCCATTACCTAGCCTTGATGCAGACCTATGGCTATATGTATGACACGCTGTGGCTACCGCACGATGCACAGAACAAAACGTTGGCAAGCAACGGAAAGTCAATCGAGGAGATTGTCCGCGCAGCCGGCCACAAAACCCGCATTATTGAGCGCACACCGATAGTAGATAGCATCAACGCAGCTAGAACGATATTCCGTAATTGCTGGTTTGATAGAGAAAATTGCTACGATGGTTTACAATGCCTCAGACATTACCGCTATGAGGTAGACCCTGAGACGGGTCAATTTAGCCGTAATCCTTTGCACGACCAATACTCACATGGCGCAGATGCGTTTAGATATATCGGGCTAATGATTAACGAGCCAAAGCCAAGGCGTAAGGTTCAGACACAAAACTATGGTCAGAACAACAGTTGGATGGGATAAATATGGCAAATGACTTTGACCCAGTAATTACTGAAGCGGTTGAGTTTCTCAAGTTCTGCAATGACGCAGACACGATGAACCGCCAAGAAGCGTTAGAAGATTTAAAGTTTGTATCTGGTGACCAATGGCCAGTAGAACTACAAAACAGCCGTAACCTTGAATCACGCCCATGTTTGACCATCAATAAGTTAGATGGCTATTGCCGGCAAGTGGCTAACCAACAGCGCCAGCAGCGCCCACGCATCAAAGTTCACGCTACTAACACGCATGAGCAAATGGTGGAAGCCGAGGACATTCAAGGCATTATTCGCCACATTGAGGTTAATTCCAACGCAGACCACGCCTATGACAACGCCTTTGACTATGCTGTACGCATGGGTTGGGGCTTTATGCGTGTCCGTACAGACTACGTAAGCGAAGATTCGTTCGACCAAGAAATCTACATCGACCCAGTAGATAACCCATTTACTGTTTACTTTGACCCTAACAGCATATTGCCTGACGGCTCTGACGCTGAAAAATGCTTAATCACCACAATGATGAGCAAAGAGGTGTTTAGGTCAATGTACCCAGACAATGACGATGGCACATCGTTTACCCAACGCGGTACGGGCGACAGCCAGTCGGAGTGGATTACTAAAGAGGATATTCGCCTTGCCGAGTATTACTACACAGTACGTGAAAAGGCTAAGTTATACCTATTGAGCGATGGTTCTAGCACCTTTGCTGATGACAAAGACTTCTTTAACCGCTTGGCTATGGCAGGCATATCGGTCATTGATACACGCGAATCGTACAAAAGAACAATTAAATACAAAAAACTGACCGCCATTGAGGTGATAGAAGAGCGTGATTGGCCAAGCCGTTACATCCCTATCGTGCCTGTTTATGGCCGTCATGTGGTTATCGGTGACAAGCGTAAGAAGTTCGGCATGGTGCGTTATGCCAAAGACAGCCAGCGTATGTATAACTTCTGGCAAACCTCGATTACAGAATCTATCGCCCTAGCACCCAAAGCCAAGTGGGTTATGGCAGAGGGTCAAGATGAAGGTCATGAGAACGACTGGGCGCAGGCCAACATCAAGTCATTCCCGCTGTTGCGCTACAAGCAGACAGACATTGAAGGTCGTACAGCGCCACCTCCACAACGCCTGCAACCAGAGCCACCTCCCGCTGGAACTATGGCGGCAGCTGCCATTGTTTCTGACGATATTAAAGCCATCATGGGTATCTTTGACCCTGCACAACTTGGTCAAGGCAATATCTCAGGTAAGGCACTAAATGGTCAGCAACAGCAAGTTGACCTGACTAATTACGATTACTACGACAATCTGACCCGCTCGATTGCCCACGTAGGCAAGATTATTCTTGACCTAATCCCTAAGATTTACGACACCTCGCGTGTATTGCGGATTATTGGTGAAGACGGCAAGCCAGATATGTTGCCATTGAATCAGCAAGATGCCATCGGGAATATCTTGAACAACACATCCATCGGTCAATACGATGTAGTGATGGAGACAGGCCCAGGCTACAACAGCAAGCGCCAAGAGGCAGTCGATGCCATGATGCCGCTACTGTCTAAACCAGAATTGTTCAATGTGGCTGGTGACTTGGTGTTCCGTAACATGGATTTCCCTGGCGCTGACGTTATTGCTGACCGCTTGGCAGCTATGAACCCAATGAGTCAGATTGACGAGAAATCGGACATTCCTCCTCAAGTTCAAATGCAAATCATGGCGGCTAAGAAGCAAGTGCAAGATATGCAACAGCAAATGCAAGCCATGCAGACGCTTATTAAACAACGCGGTGATATTGAGCAAGTCAAGCAAGATAGCGAAACTAAGCGCGAATTGCTACGCCAGACCGCTAAAGCACACAACACAGAAACGATGGCAGAGGTCAAGGTCAATGACCAGAATACTCGCGCTATTACCTCGCAGAACAAGATTGAGATTGAAGCGATTACCGACTTGCTGTTGCACCACATGGACACAGCACGTTTGAACGCTGAGATTGACAAGCGAAATGCCGAGCAAAGAACCGCTATGCAGTTTGCAGAGCAAGATATATCGCAAGGTGCTAATCCTTTAACTCAACAGTAAGGAACTGATATGCCAACAGTAACAAGTTCAAGCAGAGAAGAATTTAATGAAAAAGAAATGGCAAAAAAAGAGTCAAAAAGACCTCGCGCCTCTAATATTTTTTATCATCGTTATAAAGATAAAATAACCCCACACAAAGAATACTTTGAATTTGTAAAAACAAATGAACCTCATGTTAAAGAATATAGTTCTGGCATAAGGGATGAGGTAAAAAAATATACTGGCTTAAATGAAAAACAACAAGCCAAAAAATTGCATGAGCGCATGAAAGAAGCGGTTAACCATGTTACTGAAACATGGGATTACACAAAACCAGAAAATTGACACAACAACAATAAAGTGGTAAATTAACCACACCTTACCCGTGAGGTTCACGGGGTAAATCCGTAGGGACACGTAATGTCTGAGAAAGAAGCCGGTCATGTATTGACCAGCGA